ACTAAGTCTCAAGATACTAATGCTTTTATTACTGCTATTGCAGACAATGATGTAACTTGGGAAGACGCACAGACAATTAACCCAACTACAATGACTAACTCAGAACGTGCAGATGCGTTCTTAAAAGGTAAGTCACAAAAGATTTCTAATATGTCATTTGAATTTGCAGATGATATGGATGGCTATGCTACCTTTTATGCTGTTGCTGAAGGTGACATTAAAGCTATGGTAAACGCTAGTGGAACTAATTTAAAAACGTGGTTAGAGTCACGTAATTATGGAAGTATACAAGAAGCAGTAACAACTCATATGAAAGACTATATGGGAGTTGATGCTTCTCCACAAGAAATATTTGAAGCAGAAATTGCGTCTGTAATGGAAGCAGAAGGAACAGATGGTGTAGGTAAAATTGTAAACCTAAATAGCACTGAATCTGCTGCGTGGGCTAAGACTGTAAAGAACGCCAGAGCAAAAGTAAAAGGAGAATTACTATATAGGGATGCTCAGAAAGTAGTAATGAGCGGCGGTAGTATTAGCCAATACTTAGATAGAGCACTCACAGGTGTAGACAGTGAAGACACAATCTTAAAAGAAAGAGTTAAAAAGTTTGAACAAGAATTTATTTCTTCTACTTACCTTGCAATACAAGGCACTACTAATATAGGTGAGAAAGAAGGATTGTTAAATATGATGGATATGTATTTAACATTAAACCCTGAACGAGGAAAGAAATCTGTACTTCCATTAGTAAATCAACTAGCAGTGCAATTTAACCAAACAGCAAACGACACTAACCCACAGAGTTTTATGGAATTTATGGGTGTTGTATCTGAAAACATCTTTAACACAAATACAGGTAGTGTCTTACGTCAGCAGATGACTGAAGCTATGGGTGAAAACTTTAGAACTGCTCTTGTTTTATACCGCTCAGGAGTAGAAGGCTCAGTAGTACAACAATATGCTCGTGGTGATTTTGAAAAAGTAGATAAAGGTTTATTTAACGAAGTAACCGGAACTCTATACAATGAAGCATTTGCAGCTTATAGAGAACTAGCAAAAAAACACGCTCCTTGGGCAGGTCCAAAAGAACAAACAAAAATGATTGAGGCTGCTTTATTGTTTGATTACAACCGTCAAGGTCTTGATGGTGATAGTTTCTTTGAAGCGTTTGGAGGCACTATGAGTACACGTGCTGCTTATGCAGATGAAAGTATGGGTGCAGGTCCTTCAAATACTTTGTGGTTAAATACTATAAAACAAGCAAACATTGAGTTTTGGGGTATGGAATGGAAGTCAGGTAATATGCCTAAGATTCCTAATACAGGTGGGTGGAAATCTGTTCTTGAAATTGAGTCTAAGTCTCCGGGCTATACTCAAGGTCTTATGAACTTTATGATTGCAAACGAACCATTTGTTAACCAACAAATTGCAGATGCTCTTGATGTAGAGTTAATTGAAAAGAAATACAACCCTGCTGACCCTAACTCAGAAACTTATATGACTTTTGATTGGGATGAAGGTGTAATTGATGACCTTAAACCTATTCAAGTAGTGCGTAATGGTGAGAATGAATGGCAAATACTTATTACTAACGATGAGTGGGTAACAGGCGATGAGCTAAAAGTTAACCTTGATAATGATAGAGTCTACAAAGCAATTGAAGAAATGGACTTACACCTTGCTATGAAAAATGGTGAAGACCAAAAATATCGTGCTTGGAAACGTGCAAATGGTTACAGATTCCAAGGTGAAAAGTTTATGAACTGGATGACTTTTGACAGACCGGCTGCTATGGCAGAACAAAAAAGATGGCAACAAGAAAAAGAATTTGGTCAAAAGCTAAGTGAGAAATACAAAAGAGACCAAGAAGAAATAGAAGCAAGAGATAATGCTGTATTTGATGAAATGGATTTATTTAATGGAGCAATGCCATAATGAAAGAATATAAGCAAATGGAGCTGCCCTTAAAGGGCGGCACTGCTTCAGAGCAGGAGCAGTTGATGCAGAAGGCAAGTAGACTTGCTGATTTAGGAAAGATTGTTGAAGATAGTCTTGATACTCCTTTTTACTTGCAAAATACTAACTATCAAGGGCAGAAGAGGAAGATATGAATATAGATGAAGATATGGGGCAATTCTTAGATATTGTTACAGGCAAAGAGTTTGTTGCAGTGCGTAAGTGGTTTCAAAGTCTATATCGTGATGATGTCTCAGTAAAACCTTCTGATTTGCCTAGGGACACACAAGCTTTACTAAGAAAGATTGCAAAAGAAGAAGGACCGGGAGTAGTAACAAAAGAAGACTTATCTAAGTATGGTACTGATGACAATATATGGGACAAAGCATTTAGCCCTTACGGTCAAATTAAAAACACTTTAGGACAGTTTACTGTCAATGAAGACGGCACAGTTACAGATACATATGACTGGTCACCTGAGTACAAAAGTATGCCTTATTTTGGAAAAGGATTTCGTAACACACTAGGCAAAATTGCATATGAGTGGGGACGTTCACAGGAGGGAAATGTTAGACCTTATACTATGGATTTAAACAATGAAGAAAATTCTATTCCTTCTGGCGGCGTTGCCGTTAGTGGCGATGTCAGCCGATACAACGATACAAACAACGACAACTAATACATCAACAAGTACAAACAACACTAATTCTAACAGCACCGTATCTTATAAAGACCAACCAGTCACAGGTGCTAAAGCTCCAAATATCTCAGTAAATAACAACGATGTGTGTGTAGCACCAGTATCAGGTGGAGCACAGACAAGCGTTATAGGTGTAAGTGTCGGCACGACAGTAACAGACGCAAATTGTGAGCGTATAAAACTAGCTCGTGAGCTAAGGTCTGGTGGAATGAAGGTAGCGTCCGTTGCACTTCTCTGCCAAGACCCACGAGTATTTCGTGCAATGATTATGTCTGGTACTCCTTGTCCTTTTAAAGGTTTGATAGGTAAGCAAGCAGCAGAACAGTGGAATAAGTACCCAGAGCTACGCCCAGACTTTAAAGAGTATGAAGAACAACTAGATACTCTTATTGAGAATGGATATATAACTGACCCTAGATTGGAGGCAAAGAATGAGAACTTACCTGTTTGTGGTGCTGACCGCAATTGGAACTTGGACCAGTGCAGAAAGTCTGACGACTGATAATCTATTTGATGACCCATACAATGATTTCTTAGATGGTAAGTATGAATATCCTAATATCCATATGCACGGAGATGGAAGTTACGACCCATATATTTATACAGGTTCTAGTCTAAACTATGGAGATAGTGCAGTAGCCAAACACGAAATTAACTTAGATAAACAAGTATATGAGATTACTAAAGTTAATTATGGGTACAAGTACTTTTCTTATGCACCGGGAGAAGTAGCAATAGCAATAGCGTTAATAGATGATGATGGCACTATGATTGATGACTCAGTTATGGAGTACAACATTACTACTAACGAGTGGGTAAACATTGATAGAGTTTACAACGATGCTGAGAAACTAAGCCGTGCTAAAGAATTATGGATGGGTGTAGCAGGGTCAAGTGATTGGAACGGTACGGATGATATTCGTATTGGTGATATTTATATGACTTATGATTATCAAGAAATACCTTTAGACATTATTGTTAATCCTGTGTATGACATAGCAAAAGTCGAGATAAAATATGACTTAGATGCTAATGGATTACCAAAGATAGATGACATTAAAGTAGAAGAGGTAAAAGTTGAAACTAAAACAGAAGAAACTCCTCAAGTAGCAGAAGTAAATGAAGCACCTAAACAAGAAACTACTGCTACTAAAAGCGAATCTAAAACTACTAGCGAAACAAAACAAGTTGCTAGTAATGAGAAGTCTGATAAGAAGGAGAAATCCCAGAAAGAGGTAAAGAAAGATGGAAAAGCTAGTATTGAAATGTTGTCGCAAGCGGGTATGTCGCAGGACGTTATGGGCGGTGTTCCTGACAGCTTTTTTACTGGAAATACTGATTTCTTTGATGTGGGCGGAGTAGAACTTTCAGAGACAATAGCGTTAAATGAAGGCAGTTTCTACGAAGATACTGATTTTTACGAAGAACAACATTATTCCGAAACACTACAACTTAGTGATAAAATTAATTTAAAGGAGCAATCATTCTATGGAAGCAATTATCAATTTTATTAAAGAAGCACTAGCAGGTAAGAAACTATCTGCCGAATGGATTGTTACTCTTTCCATTGCTATTGCGGGTTTAGTGTGGGCAGGTACACTAGCGTATCAAGAGTATAATAATATGATAGACAATGTTGCTACCCTTCAATCACAAGCTCACGAAAAGACAGATGCTTATGACGACTCCAAATTGTCCGATAGAGTGACGATTAATTCTGAGGCTACTATTGCCATTACTGAACGAATAAAGTCGCTAGAATCGAAGATTTCAAGCTTAGAGAAGGACATTGACAAGGCAGAAGACAACTTCAATAACAGAAACGGGAATCCATTAGCACTATGATAGCAATTTTGACAAATATGCTACCTATACTTACTGGCTTTTTAGCTAAGTTGGTAGCTGAGAATATGAAACAAAAGGCTGAACAGCAAAAATTAATGCTGCAAGCAATGGGAGCAAGAGAGAAATCACTTAATGATGCTCGTCAATTTGCTGCTACTGAGTCACCTATGGCGGCTCTAACACGTAGAGTTATCTTCTTTACGATTCTTGCATTAATTGTGGTGTATGTACTTGCACCTGTGTTGTTTGATGTACAAACAGTTATCCCAGTAGTAGAAAAAGGCGTTAGCTTTTTAGGATTTGAGCTTACTGGCGACAAGACTACTTATCTTACTGTAGAAGGTATGGTCAAGTATGAGGAAGTATTTGCGTGGGCTTCAATGATTATTGAGTTTTACGTGGGTTCTCAAGTAGGTAAGACTCGATAGGAGGAACTATGGGTGATATGTATGTAACAATGTCCCAGACTGGGGCAGCTAATTTAAGAGAGAATGAGCTTGGACGTAAACACGTAGGTGAATCTGTATGGCAAGCTACATTTGGTCAATACAATCCATACATAGACTGGGGTCAAGCACAAGATAAAGACGGAAATCTACTCTATGACAACTTAATGTACACAGAGTTTGACCCTGATTGGAAACTTCCTTCGCCTGAGCAATGGAGGGCAGATGGTCTAAACCAAGCAATGATTTCACAAGCAGTACACGATGGACATATGGGTTCACAAGAAGCATATGACAACTTAGTACAACGTGTGCAATGGGATAGAAACCAAAGAGAAGTATTAGAAGCAAACAATGGCTTCTTGAATTTTGCTATGGCTGTTCCTGCTTTTATTTCTAATCCAATTAATATGCCTGAGATTGCATTAGGTGTTATGTCAGGTGGTACTACTTTCTTATCACGTATGGCAATTGGTGCAGGTGTATCATCACTTACAGGTTTTGTAGACGAATCACTACGTCAAAAATATGTAGGTCTTAAAGATGAGCAGTTACTAGCAAACATTACAGCAATGTCTGGAATTTTTGGTGGTTTTGCTAATGGAATCTTTGGACGTAGAGCAGGAGACCTTAAAGCTAATAAAATGCCACTACTTGATGACAGTACAGGTCCAGTGCTTGTGCCTCCCGGTCACGCATTAAACAAAACTGACGACATCTTATTGTTTAAAGATGGAAAACTTACTCCGTTTATTGGTGATGTAAATGAAATTCCACGTGGTTCACGTATGGGATGGTCAGTAACTGGTGTAATGAACAAATCAGAATCCCCTACTGCACGTGCTGTTGCTGCTAGGTTTGATACAAGTGGTACTTCTACTCCTATTGTTGGTCAAACATTTATGGGCGACACCGTACGTTATGTTAAACGTCAAGTACAGACAATGGTTAACAACGAACAGCGTACTATTAAGAACATCTACAAGAGTGATTTTAAGAAACAAAAAATTACTGAAGCTGAATTTAATGAAATGGTTTATGACGCAGCCGCACGTATTGCAAATGGTGAAGTTATTGAAGGTGCGTTAGGTAAAGCAGCAAATTCTTACATCAAAGGATTAAGGTCACTAGGAGAAGCACGTAAAGCAGCAGGTCTACCATCATTACCTAACTATCTTACTCGTGAGTGGAACGCACACTCAATGTTAAAACTAGGTAGAAGTGGCACTGTTGATATGGTTGTCAAAGCTATGCGTAATAAAAAGACAGCTAAGATGCTTGAGTCAGAAAAAGGATTGAAAGGTAAGCTTGCTAAAGCAATTAAAGCACGTGATGCTATGCCAAAGCGTACCAAATTAGGTACAGCTGAACGTAAAGCTAAGGATGACATCAATAAAGAAATCAAAGGGCTACGTAAAGAACTTAGAGGTCTTGAGTTTAACGAGAAGGATGCAATTGCTACTGCTAATCGTTTGTATGACAACGTAGTTAAATCAGGTAAGGCTGATGACTTTAGTTTATCTGATGCTATGAAGCAGCGTACGATTGACTTAAATGAAGCAGACGTTTTGCCTTTGCTAAATCGAAATGCAGGTGACATCTTATCTCGACTTGCTTATCGTCAGACTGGACGAATTGCTACTAAGAAAGTGCTAGGTTTTTCTAGTGAGGAAGAACTAAACACAGCAGCAAAAGAATTTGCAGAGCAAGTAGCAGCAGAAGCAGGTGAAAAAGAAGGCAAAAAAATGGAGCAGTATTTCCGTGCTCAAGTACGTCATATGTGGGGCACACAGATGAAATCTGACTTAGGTCCTGCTGCTCAGATGTGGAAGAAAGGCATTATGGATATGAACTACGCTACTACTGGTGGTGGGTTTGCTGTGACTGCTTTTATGGGTGAGACAGCTTTACCAATTGTAATGGGTGGTTTACAGGTAGGACTAAAATCTATTGGTCAAACCTTTAAGTCATTGAAAAATTTGTACAGAGGTGAAGCACCTGCTCAAGAGTTTATGGCACAGATGCAAATGATGACTCACGCATTTGATAATGTTAACCATTCACTAATGACACGTATGGCTAATGACCTTGATGATGGTTATTTTGCTACTTCAAGAATGAATGAGCTACTTGCTAAAGGTGGTGAGTTTACATCTAACAAGTTAGGTCTATCTACTGTTACTGAATCTGCACGTATTGCACTAGGTAACGCTATGTTGCACGACTTGTTCCACAACAAAGCATTACTGAAACAACTTGATGTGTTTAATGCTACTGGCAAGATGGGTCCAGATTTAAAGAAAATGACACGTCTACAGTTTGATGTTAATCGTCTAGCTGAATTACGTGCAATGAAAGACAAAGTGTTTAAATACAATAAGGATGGTTCATTAAAGAGTTATGACTTAACTGTTCTTGATGACGAACTACAGTCTATGATTTATCGTGGTCTGTCTAATGCGTCAGATATGAATGTTCTTATGGGTGACAAACGTCACTTGCCTATTTGGTGGTCTAATCCAAACAACTGGGCACTACATATGGCTACTCAGTTTATGTCATATCCCTTACACGCATACGAATCATTGCTTGTACGTGGTATGTCAGAAGGAAACGCAGCAATGGTAGTAGGAGTAATGACTGCTGCTATGATGTCTGGTCTAATGACTAAGGCAAAAGAAGACGCACAAATTGCAATGGGAATGAAAGATAAGTCAGAAGCTAGGTATGACCTTGAAACTGCTGAAGGTATGAAGCATTTGGTTGTACGTATGCTAAATACTTCTTCTTTCTTAGCTCCATTAAGTCTAGGACTTAACACAATGTCTAACGTAATGACTGGTGCTCCCCTTGGTTCTGAGTTTTATCAGTCTCACTGGGCAGGATACTTTGGTGGTCCTACTGTATCTCGTGTTAATGACATCTTAAAATCATTACAATCACTAGATATGAACCCATTTGATGAGAACAGCAATGCGTGGAAGACTGTATATGGTCGTACACTTATGATGAACTCAGGTTTACCTCTTTACACTATGCCAGTTGTAGGAGATGGACTACGTTGGTTAAACAAGGAGATGGCTGAATGAAAGCAAATATAGAGAAACTAAACAATCTACACGATATGTTAGCTAATCACTATGCACAACGTCTAGCGGAGGGTGATTTATCACCTTCTGAGCTGACAGCAATCAACAATTTTCTCAAACACAATGAGATTACTGCTGATGTAGTGGAGAGCAAACCTATGATGAGTCTAGTTGAAGAGCTAAAAGACTCAGATGTAGTAGATGATATTTTACAATTTGGTAGTTAATTATGGGAATCTACGATAGGACGTTGACACAAGAGGAGTTAAAGACTCTAGTCAACGACTTTAGGAGTTACTTAAATTATGTGTGGGAAGCTATTAATCTTCCTGCTCCTACTCCTATTCAAATTGATATGGCTAAGACCCTAATGACAGGCGATAAACGTCTGCTTATTGAGGCGTTTCGTGGTGTAGGTAAGACATATATTACAGGAGCTTACGTCACGTGGAGACTACTGCGTAATCCTAATGAGAAGGTATTGATTGTATCCCAATCAGGACCACACTCTGATGCTATTGCTCAGTTTATCCGTAGACTTATCTTTGATTTACCTATCTTAGAACACCTAATTCCTGACACCGATATGCGTAATTCTGTCAAAAGTTTTGACGTAAATGGTTGTGAGGTTACAGTACAGCCAAGTGTTAAGTCACTTGGTATTACTTCTCAGTTACAGGGTAACCGTGCAAGTATTCTCATATCTGATGACGTAGAGGGTCTACAGAACTCTGCTACAGAACAGATGCGAGCTAAGTTGCTTGGTACTGTTGCTGAATATGACGCTATCCTACAAACCACTGAAAAGGCTCAGATTATTATGTTGGGTACTCCACAGTCCGGTGAGAGTATTTACAACAAAATGCGAGACAAGGGCTTTAGAACTGTAGTGTATCCTGCTAGGTATCCTGAGAATACAGACGTGTATAACGGTACACTAGCACCATACATCACTACACCACTAGAGAAGGGGGAGGTAGAAGTAGGAGATTGTACGGACACTCGTTTCACACACCAAGATTTGGTGGAACGTGAAGCCTCAATTGGGCGTAGTTGGTTTCGATTACAGTACCAACTGGATACTACACTGTCTGATGCTGACAAGTATCCTCTTAAAACGAGTGATTTAATAGTCCACGACCTTGATGCCCTTAAAGGTCCTGTTGCAATTTCCTACTCTTCCTCTCGTTCTAATCTTATGGATGACGTACCTAACATCGGTTTTACTGGGGACTGCTTCTACAGGGCAGGTCACGTAGACTCAGAGTACATTCCTTACGAGTATTCTGTGATGTCTATCGACCCGTCAGGTAGAGGACAGGACGAAACAGGTTATGCCGTAATCAAACAGCTACACGGAAAAATTTATATAGCTGATTGTGGTGGTATACACGGTGGATATACACCTGAAAACTTAGTACGACTTGCTACTATTGCTAAAGAACACAAAGTCAACACTATGGTTATTGAGAGTAACTTTGGTGACGGTATGTTTTCTGAGCTATTGAAGCCAGTATTGAAGTCAATCTATCCAGTATCTATTGAAGAAGTACGCAATAACAAGCGTAAAGAGGAGCGTATATTAGATGTTGTTGAACCTCTAATGAACTCACACAAGTTAGTTATTGATGCTACTCTTGTTAAGGCAGATGTCAAAGCAGCACTAGCAGACCACAAGAGCATCGTTCACAGCCTCATACACCAACTTACACACATAAGTAGGGACAAGGGTAGCCTAAAGCACGATGACCGCTTAGACGCTCTCTCAATAGCCCTGGGCTTTATTGTGGAGTCTGTGGGAGTGGACCACGAAGAAGCACTAGCTAGATACAGAGAAGAACAGCTAGACCTAGAACTTGAAAGATTTATGCAAGGAGTAGGAGTAGGAGGGAGGGTACGTAACACATCCTACTTGTCCTCTTTTAAGACACTGAAGTGAGCGAACAACGTGAGCGAACCTGCCTTTAGGCAGAGCCACAAACCCCTTATATAACCACAATACTACTACTACTTATTTTAAACTATCATATAAATGAAGAACTAAGTAAGAGGATTAAGGACAAGTAGTAGTAAGAGTAATAAGTAAAGAATAAGTAAATAATAAGTAAAGAGTATTCTCTTAAAAGTATTAAAGATATTCTTAATATAGAGTATTATACGGTTAGTGGTGCTACTCCTTGTACTCACTCTCCCTCTCTCAGTCTCCAGTGCTCTGTGGGGAGTAGTATCCACCCTTTCTAAAAATGTCAGAAAAATGTGTTGGGGTAAAAGAAGAAGAAGTCGCCGACACGCCCCCATTGCACCCTTTGAATGTTCCACGTGAAACACTTTAATACCTGACTGTTTTGGTGGGTTATTGTGGGGTAGTACCTGACAATTTTACTCAGGTAAATGCCTGACTAATTTAGTGGGGTATTATTGGCGAATA